CCTGGGGCACTTGATCACCAGGTTCGTGTAAGTGCCCTCAGCGAGCTTTCGGTTGCAGCCAGTACAGCGGATTTCGTTCACTTCTATGCCTGTTGCGTGATAGCTTTCGGCCCGCCATCGCGATGGGAGCGGTGCCTTGGCTAAACGCAGGCTATCTCTGCGGGAGGTGACTGGTCAGAGTGCTCCAACACCCTGGCCAGTCGCACCGTTTCTAAGCTTTTACGGGTGCTGCTTCCGGAGTAAGCATCCAGAGGTGCTGCGGGGTGATCCGTGGTAAGGCTTCCTGTCTAAACAAATGGCCCCCGCCTTGCGTCAGTGACCATGCGACAAGCTCGGAGCAAAACCAACGGTCGGTTTTCTGCCAGTCGCGGTGGAGCGCCAGGCCCAATAGGGCCGTGAGGTCATACGGCTTGCCGATCTGGCCGCGTGCAGCCGCAATGGCTGCTGCAGGGTCTGGGCATGACAGCCTGACGATGGCATGTGCCGAATGCTTGGCAAGCACCTCATCCAACGGTGTAACGCGGACCTTCGGCCACACAGCCTCGATAACCTGGTCGCCATCGATGAGGCAGACATGCGACCAGTTAGACCAGGTAAGGGCACGAATTAGCGCGGCGCCGACCTTAGCGGAGGTGCAGAACAGAACCTTCATGATTACTCCCCGTAGATTTTCGGCCAGCCGGAAAGCGCGTCGATTGTGGAGGGGTCGGATGCGGTAGCGAGGGCTAAGAGTTTTGCTTCGGCTGTCGCGAAAATGACCATGTCCGACCTGGCGGCGCCGGCGAGGATCTGGCCAGCAAGCTCCGGAGTTATGACGATGAACGTCCCGTCCATCGTTTTCCACTGAAGGTTTGCGGGAACATTCGCACCGAGCAGTGCAAGGCCAAGCTGCTGGTTGCGGCTCCACTGGTCGCTGTGGAACCACCGCCCAGCTACCTTGTAGCCACCACTCTGGATGCGCCGGTCGCGTTCAGCCTTGATGGTGGTGCACAGCTCGACGCGCAACTGGGCGGCTGTCGGCGCCTGTACGGGAACAATGACGAGGCGGCCTTCGACAACATCAAGGGCTGTACGCTGTGGCCGGTCCATCGCTTTTTCATACTCTTCGCGGGTGACATCGATCAGATCGTCGGGCGGGGCCGCATAGGGGATGTCCTTGGGATAGAAGCATCCGGTCGATTTACTGAATTGCATGATCACCTTCCGATTGCGATGTAAGTGGCCGTTCCAGATTGGCGGGTTGTTGCCGAGGCCCACATGTTTCCGTTGAAGCCTGTGAGGGTGCCGGTATTCCAGCCTGCCCAAGCACCGGTGCCAACAGCCTGGGCGGTCGGGTGCACGCTGAATAGCGCACTAGGGAACGCGATTGGGAACGTAACAGGCGTGTCTGCCGTATTGGAGCCTGCGAAGTAGCCCCATTGGAGAATTACACCATTTGAATTTCTCATGTATCCGTTAGAGGCGAGCAAGGCTGCGCCAGAGCCACCGGTGAGTACCCAGTTTCCCCCGTACATGGTGGCCACAACCGAAGTGCCGGGCAGCAGGACCGGAGATCCATTGCCACTAAAACTGCCAGAAGGCGTCGTGAGGGTGTACGTTGCAGTGCCACTGCCGTTGATGACTTCAACGGACAATCCTGAGCGGGCAAGCGCGCCAGGGTTGGGCAGAGCAACTGAGCCCGACACCCCGTCAGCGTCGAAAAGTACGATCAGCTTGCCTACTTGGGTGCCGTCCATAGCAGTACCACGGCCAATCGTGAGTGCGCCGGAACGGCTTCCCATCGCCCCTTGAACAAATGCAGTTGTCGCTGCCTTTGTCGTGCTATCGAACTGATTGGCGGTTTGAAACAAACCCGTGCCACGCAGCGCCGCTAGAACCTGTGCCGTATTGTTGACGTCGGGCGTAATTCCCGATGCAGACAGAAGGGCTATCAACTCCTCTTGAATCGAGTTGAACCATTCGTAGCCCGGCACTGTTGCAGGGATGCCCGCTTGCGGGTTGGGTGCTGCAAAATAGCCTGGCGTACCGCCACCAGGCATCGCCGGCATTAGGGCCACGGCCGTTGATCGTTTGACGCGCTGCATGGAGTCTCCTAGCTATAAGAAAAAAGCACCCAGGTGTGGGCAGGCTTGTAACGGGTAAGCGTGGCTTCGAGCAGGACATTGCCCCATACAGCAAGCGGCATTTCGCTGTCGTCGTCCGAGGTCATATCGCGCACGGCGTTGAGGGCAGCGTTGACCTGCCAGACGAATTCCCACGGCTCGTCGGTGACGCCATACTCGCTGTCCATTTCGGATGAACAGGGACGCCATTCGGTGAGGGTGATGGCGTAGCCGAGGTTGGCGGCCAGCCCGATGAAGAACGCCTTGGTCTGACCTCCGAGCATGGCCTCCTTGGCCACCACAGCTGCCCGACGTTCGGCCACGGAAGGGTTGATTCCGGTGGCAATGACCGCAGCCTCGGGGAGCCCATAGACCCGCTCCCAATCGGGCAGTGTTTGGCTGCAGGTGCGGGGGTCGGCCTCAAGGAGTATCTGGTCGGCGCTCCAGTGCGCGCGATCCAGTGCGCTGCCCTCAGCGGCCAACTCGGTGCTGAGGTTGGGCGCCCCGGAGTCGAAGACGCCGGGCGGCAGAAGGCGCCGGAGCAGGTCGGTGTGCACCATCATGTCCAACTCGTCGCGCCCAGGACGCACATCTGTGTGTGGGTTGCGTCAACCACTGCGGCGACGTTGGCCGTCGGCGACGTAAGGGCGAAATCGACGACGCCGGCCGTGTCCGAGACGATGGCGCGAATTCGATTTAGATAGGCGGTGTCGCCTGGCTTGAGGGTGGCGAAATACGCCGCCATGGCTGTATTGATCGACCCTTGCACTGCTGCCGCCGTGTAGCCCGGGGCCAGGGTGAGGGTTCCTGTCACATTCACCGGCACGCCCGTGGGGGCGAACACCAGAAAGTCGGCTTGAACCGGCCGCTGGGTGTCGATGTAGGTTTGTGCTGCGGCGACCAGCGCAGCGCCCGCCAGGCCACCGGCGGTGAGGATTACAACATCGGTCGTGCCAAGGCCTCGGCGATTGGAATAGACGTAGGCGGCCGTTACTCCCGACACTTGCATTGCCCAGGTGTAGTAATCGTGAGCGGCGCCCCCGCAGGGGGGATTGCGGAGTACGAAGAGCAGACGGGACAGCAGCGACGCATCGGTTTCAACGTCGGTTCCGCCCGTCATCGTCACGATGGCCGCCGTCGAGAGAATGCCGCTCGGTGCCGCTGTGAGTGTAAGTGCGGTGCCGGTGGCAGCATTTCCGGCGGCGCCTGGTGCAGATGCCTGGGCGACCAGGGTCACAGCGCCACCAGCACCGATTACATCAGTGGCGGTCGTCAGGTAGGCCACGTTGCTCGTGGTTTTGCTCTCAGTGCCAACTGGCACCACGGCCCCGACGGATCCACCGAACATCACTGCTCCCGCCGCTGGGGTGGGCAGTTTGCGGGCAAGGCCACGTCGGCCGGCATGGGCCTCCAGGTAGTCCGAGTCGGAGGTGTCCGGGAAAAGCTGCCGCACGATCCACTGTTGGTGCTGATACAAGCCTTCTATGGCTGCGCCGGAGGCGTTGGCCCGTATAGAAAAATCGCCATCGGCTGCCACATTGGCACTCGGGCGTTGGTTCGCGATGTCGCGCAGAATGCCGTCGCGGATCGCTTGGTAGTTGAGCGTCACAAAGCCCATGGCGTCAGATCACGGTAACGGGGTGGGTGAAAGTCAGGCGCTCGCCGCTGGCTGCGGTTACCTGCACAGCCAGCGCGAGGCGGCCGTCCTGGCCCTCGACCTGCACGTCGATGGTGGTGGCTCTGCCGTCATCTAGGAGCGGCGCCAGGGCATCGATGGCGTATTGCCTCGCCAGGAGCGCTACGCGCGGGGTGTTCTTTTCGCGCTGTAGTTCATGCAGGCGCGAACCGAAGGATGCGTCGACCCAGTAGCTGCCTCGCGCGGTCATCAGGCGCAGGTACACGGCGTTGGCAAGCCCTGCGGCCGGATCTGGCAAGGGGGCGCCGGTAGCGAGTACGTAGTCACGGGTGAGAGGATCGATGAAGGCGTCCATCAGTTCGGTGCCGATGAATTATCGGAGCCGATGCGCACCCCACCGTGGGTATGAGTGCTGCCAACATCCTTGCCGTTGTTGCGAATGGTGCCGGTAGTGTCCAGGTTGCCGCTGATCGCCACTGTTGAGCTGGCGCCGCCAGACACCGCCATGCCCCCCTGTCCAGTGATCAACTGCGCAACCGTGAGTGCGCCGGTCATGTTCACTTGCGGGATATCGATATCGAGACGCGGAGCGTTGTGGATGGTGATGGGTTTTCCGGCGCCGTCGATGACGATGCCCGCCCGGGTCAGATGCACCTTCTGACCTTGATCGTCGTAGATGGCCATCTCGCCGTTTGCCAGCCCCTTGAGGCGGAAAGAGGCGTGCTCGGTGGCCACCACGATGCCATGGGCAGTCTTGCCTCCAACGGGAATAACAACGTAGGCAAAGCCGGCCGGCGGCACCGACGTGATGCCGTAGTGCTGCATTAGCTCCATTGCGCGCAGTGGTTCGTCGGCCAACCCCTCACCATCGATAAGCTGGATGGGGGGCGCGCTATTGACTTGCGTGCCCACACCCCGGAAAGCCTGGCGCACGCTCCCCATCAGGCGGCGAATACGGGCATCGATAGTGGCAATCATCAGTGCACCGCCTCATCGGTTTCGATTTTGTTGCGGCCGCGGCGGTGCTCGCGCTTGTGCGGGTGCGCATCAAGCACCCACACGCCGTCTTCGACCAGGCGCAATTCGGTGAGGGCGCCGAGGCTGCGGCCGCCGGTGAAGCGCCGACCGAGCAGAAAGTAAATGCCGTCGATGCCGTGAGGCTCTGACAGCACATGCACCCGCTGGCCGGGCTGCCAAAGCTTTCCGTCCGACGGCTGACCTGGCGCGACAATGGCATGGCCGGGAACGGTGGCCGTCAGGCTGAATCCACGCAGCCGGGCATCGGCCAACAGCTTGCGAGCACGGTCGGTAGCCACGCCAGCATTGTCGGACTCATGGTCGACAATGATCTTCGGCCGGTAGGCGATGGCGGCCATTTCGGGGTCAGTCACCGATGCGTGCAGGGCATTTTTTCCCGTCTCGTGCTCGGTTCCGTGGGTTTGGCCAAGTACGGTGAGCTTCGAGTAACGCTCGGCAATGGACTTGCGCAGGGAGAGCGACTCGACATTGTTGCCCTGGCCACTTGTACGCAGAATCAGGGTGCCGACGGGCGTGGTGCTGTAGTCGGGGCCGCCAACGACAAGGGTGCCGTCCGGCTCAAACCAGGGCCACAAGCCATTGGCCTCTGCTGCGTGCGCAAGCGCATCCCAGGCTGTATCACCAGGCTCGACACTGACCTTTTCGCGCACCCGCGTGCTGTCAGCCGCAATGCGCGTCTTGGTTATGCCGAAGCTCTTGGTCAGCGCGGCAACGATGTCTGCTAATTGAGGTTGGCGCCGGGTGAATATGGGCGCTGAGCAATCCACCAGGTCGGCGGCCCGGTCACGGCCGGAAATGTTGTAAGTGTGGCTACGCTTGTCGATGCGGTGGGTTACCTCGTCGATGCGGCCGGTCATCACCCGATCATTGCCTACCCACACTTCAACGGGAGCGCCCGCCGTTACTGCGGCCGGCAAAGCGCCGTCACGCAGCCCCAAAGTAACGTGCCAGGCATCGGCGGGAATCAACAGGTCCGAATCCACCTCATATGATTCCCAGTCTGCGTGGGCCTTCCCGGCCACCAACAGGCGGATTTTGCGATCAGCGGGAGTAGGCACGGATCACATCTCCTGGCTTCAGGTTGTTCGGAATACGCAGCCCTGGATTGAGGCGCGCCAACTCGACGGCCCTGGCATGGTCGCCGTACCAAACGTGGGCCAACATGCGCAGGTTCCCGTCAATTGGCACCACGCGGCGTATCAGGGGCGGCCGCGCCTCGATGACCGCCCTGGCGGCCTCCTGCACGGCAAGTGCCAGGTCTTTCAGCGGCTCTGAAATGGCTCGCGCCATCTCCAGCGGGAGAATCACCCGGGCGGCGACCACCGCGATCTCAATGCGTGTGCGCGCGGTGGCCACCAGTGCCTCGATGTCAGGCGGAGACAAAGTCGGTCCGTATTTGGGATCTGCCTCGGTCGCGAGCACCAGGCCAGTGGCTTGGGCAACGCCAACCGCCACGGCTACTGCGATGGCGGCCTGAATGGCTGCCACCGCTTGGGACTCTGCAAGCGTCAGCCGGACTTGAGCTCCGATAGCGGTTCCGCCGACGCCGGCGTCGAAGACCGTGGCAGACACGGGAGTGCCGCTGGCCACGATGCCTGGTTGAATGGCCGAAGGGATGCTAGCCAGTGTCACTGCCGGGGCAATGGATGCAAGGCCGGTCGGCTGCTGCGACACACCTGCGGACACCAGCGCCAGCCCACTTGACCCGGAGAACACATCCAGCAGGCCGAACACCTTGCTCGCCACCTTCCAGTCGGCCATCAATGTGGTACTGAAGTCGCGCAGATCGAGCACCCCATCGACCACCGATGACAGATCGTTTGCCCACGCCCGCGGATAGGCCAACACGTCGAGGCCAGAGAGCAGCACACCATGTATGTCGGCGAGGGTTGCCAGCAACGGGTTGAACATTGCAGCCCGGGCAGCATTGAAAGATGCGAGTGCATCGGAGGCGCGCAACTGGTTAATCACGCTCTCGATAGCCGTGGCCAAGGCGCTGCGCACCCGCCCAGCCACCGACCGCACCGCATCCACCTTGAGCGTCGGAAGGTCGGTAGAGAAAAAGGGTTTTTCGGCACCGAAGGTCTCAACGAAATCCAGCGACACCCGCGCCTGATCAACATCCTGCTCGTCGTGAGAAACGTGATGTCGCTTCAGTTGCACGAGCATGGACCCAAAGACCGGGTGGATCAGCTCACCGGCGCCAGGCTCATCCAGCTTGACGAGAAGGGTCTTGAGTCGTTGCTCGTAGTCCTGGCCGTAGAAGAACGCCTCCAGCGACACGCTACGCGGACCGCGCCCCAAATCCTCGACACTGGCGCCATCCACATAGGGGTATGCATGCTCCGCAGTCGCGCGTTCGGCGCCGTCGTTCGTCTTGATGACTTCGAACACGACACCGCGAAAGCTGCAATCGAGAAGAGATTCTGACCAGGCCATGACGCGGAATTTTCCGCGCGCGCGGGAGGCCTGCTAATGCGGAACGGTTTCCGGCGGGATCAGTTCCGCCGCGCCTGGCGGGCGTTGGATTCGTTAACGGAGGCGGCCAGATTGCCGTCACGTACCGTTACTTCCACGCGAATGGGTTCGCTCAGTTTGGCTGAAACGCCGTTCAGCGCAGCCGTAAGCTGAACATCTTTGGCGGCAGAGCCTGCACGGTCACCCTCCGTTGCTTCCAGCCCGTCCCGGTTCTGGCGCCGCCGCGCCTCGAAATCGCCGTCCCTGTCGAGGTGCAGCAGCTTCGCGATATCCCGCGAAAACCCCGTCAAGGCACTGGTGCGCTCACCATCGTGGGTGGTGTCCTCAGCCCATTCCTTCACGCCCCACATCACGGCCAGTGGTGCGACAGGTGCAACTGCGCGTGCCACAGGAGCAAGCTTTGACACGGTCTTTTCGATTGCTGAACCCGCGCCCCCCTTGCCCGGAATACCAGGCACACCCGGCAGCGGAAGACCCGCTGACCTTGAAAGTGCCATCAGCGCAAAGGACGCAGTTGTCGCCGATGCCGCCAGGGCTTTGGCTGCTACGCCTCCGCCCTCGAGCGCCGCGGTGAAGACGGGGTATTCACGCATCACTCCGGTCAGCCCTTCGGCGAAGCTCCCCAGCAGTGGATTGACCTTGTCCAAGGCCGTCTGCATCGCAATGGCCTTTTCCGCGGCAAGCTGCTCGGCCTTGTAACTGGGCGTATCGGCGATCAGCGCATGGTTGTCGGTCACAGCCCCCGCCGCGCCTGCCGTGCCGGTCTTAACCTCGTTGAACTTGTCGAGGTTATTGATGATGGCCAAGAGCGCCATCAACGATTGCTGATTGTGGAAAATCTTACCAACCTTGGTGCCCTTCACCTGGGCGGCCATCGCCTCAACAATGTCAGCCTGCCCAGCCTTATCGTTCTTGTCGACGTGCTTGAGCTTCTCTTGCAGCGCCTGGTATTGCTTGTCTTTGCTCACAATGCGCTGCACCAGGGCAACGGTGCCTTCGAGCTTGTTGATGCCCTGGGACTGCATCTTGAGCAGTTCGCCGTTGCCATCCACACCCACCTTCTGGAGGTGCTTTTGAAAGTGTGGTGTGTTGATTTCGTTGAGCAGGTCACGAACGTTGTTGCCGGCCTCGTCCTTCGTGCCCGCCGAAATCACTGCGGCCTCGTTGGCCGCCAAGAGCGTGCGAAAGCCTGCATCGCCCTTCATGCCGACGTTGCCGGCCATCGCCATTTGCTGCGGCAGCCACTTTGCCATGTCCTTCAGTTCAAAGCCGCCCAGCTGCCCCGCACGTAGCGCCTGGTCAAGAGCAAGCCCCATGTCGTCGATGCCGAAGGTCTGCTTTGCACGGATGGCGATACGCGCGAGGTCACGGGGGTCGGCGTTGGCCGCGGTACCGGCCTTGACCAGTGTCGGAAGCAGCTTGGTCGCATCGTCCACCTTGGAGAATGCGCCGCTGGCCACCATCTCGTCGAGCGTACCGAGCGCGGCCTCACGCGTGCCACCACCGGTGCGCACAGCGCTGACGACAGCCGTATCCAGTGTGCGCATACCCGCTTTGCGGGTATCAATGGATTGGCCCGCATAGGCGGTGTTCGACAGATCTGCCAGCGAGCGATCATAGGCCATCGTCTTGGCGACTGGCCCTTCCAGAACCGCCTTGCCGGCAAGGTACCCGCCGCCCACGGCCATGGCACCCGCCAGCAGGTTAGTGCCGCGACCACGGCCGCCGCCAGGCTGAATACCCTCCAGCTCTTTGCGCAGGCTGGCCACCTTGGCACGGGCAGCTTCCTGGGCACGCCCCAGTTCGCGGGTCGAAACGGTTCCCGCCGAAGCCAGGCGTTGGTAGGCGGCTTCGGTTTGGCGAATCTCGTTCTGAATCGCCTTCTCGGGACGAATGCCGAGCAACTCGCGGGCCGCCGCGTTGCGCTCCCATACCGACAAGGTGGCCGCTGCCGTTGTCTTGGCCACCTCACCGGTGAGCATGTAGGCCGACACCGAACTGCGCGCGGTGGTTGTTGCGGCTGCCGCGCCCTTGTTCATCGCGTCGACAATGGCGGCGCCCGTCGTTTTAGCCGTTGCTCCCAAGCCCTTAGTGGCCTGGTCGATCTTCTTGGCGGAATTGACGACGCCGGCGCTGGCACGGTCGTCGAGGCGCAGCAAAAGGGAGAGAACGAGATTGCCGGCGCTCATGCTTTTTTCAGTCCTGTGGCTTGCGGCGGGTGTTCACGAACCGCTTTGTCTGGACGTCCACATCCGGGCTCGCATCCCTACCCGTGCGGCGTGAAGGGGGAAGAACGCCACGCAGCCAGCTTTCGAGCTGACCGAGCGGCGCGGTACGGATGTCCGTCAGGCTGAAGCCGGCGCGGACGAGGACACATTCGGCACGGCGGAACACAGCAAGCCGCGTCTCGATAGCCGCAACTTTTTTTTAACGGCATCGGCAGCCAGGCGCAGCGCCTCCATATCGTCAGGCTCAATCTGCCGAGCGATGTCGGCGGGCTCGGGGATGCCATCCTCCACGTCATCCAGCGCACAAATCTGGCACAGCACCACCGCATCATCGACGCGCACCTGGTAAGTCGCCCGCTTGGCGCCATCCTTCATATCATCGGGCAGCGGGATAGCCGCAGTGGCGTGGTAGGTGTCCTCCAGTGTGGCCGGCCTCAAGGTCACATCGAAGAACGTCCGCTCGCCCACTACAATGCCGGCCTCCAGATGGGCGACTTGCCGAATGGCGCTCATTCGATCACCTCGCGCATCGCGGCCATCGTGATGTCACGCTTGGCCTCGTTGTCTACGCTGTACTTTGCACCCACCTCAATGGTGAAGCAGTCGAGGTAGCTCGTGCGCTTTCCGCCGGCGGTCTGCGGATAAATGGTGATCTTCACACCTTCGAGGCCGGCCCAGTTCGGCTCCCCCGATACCGGGATGATCGCCGTCACCTTCATGTCGTATTCGGCGATGCCACGAGCAAAGCCCTTGGCCCGTCCCAGTCGGTTCATGGTCTTGACCAGCTTGCGTCCGGTTTTCACCGTCACGTCACAGCTTTCGATCTCGACCTCCTGGCCGTCGATCTCCATGACGATGGCGCCCAGGTATTCTTGCAGTGCCATGATGGCTCCTTACGGTTAGAGAATCAGGTCGATACGGCCGGCAAAGACGTGCAGGCCATTGACAACGTTCACCGGGATCTTCACGTCGAGGCGGTTCGGGTCTTGCGAGTCCCGCTCAACGATCAGCGCGGCTGCCCACAGCGCCACTTCCTCAACGATCTCCAACTCCTCGAGCTTGTAGAGCACGTCGAGCAGTTCAGAGCGGACAATGGCCGGCGTGCGACTGGAGAGCTTCGAGCGCGGGAAACGCAGTGCGATCCGTTCGCGACACGCCTTGCGCACGTAGTCGAGCGTCCGGATCGTAGTCAGATCGAGCAGCGAGATATCCGCTACACCTTGGGCGTTGAGGGTGTAAGTGGTGATCGCGCGCACAATCTGAACCACGTTACCCGGCCCGATTTCAGTGGGCGTCACGCCGTTGGCCAGGCAGCTTTCCTGCTCAGTGCGGCTACTGCGGTTGGCCAGCGGATTGGGAAGCACGCCCGTGAGGCCCAGCGTGTTGAGCGGGCGGGCGGGGTCTTCCTCACTGGCGATGACCGCTGCGTAAGCGGCCGCAACTTCCCACACGTTCTCATAGCCCGCCGGCAGGAACAGGCCCGTGATACGTCCGCTATTGATCGATCCGGCCAGCGTGGTGGCGGTGGCGAGGGTGCCCAGGTGCGCAAATACCCCGATGGCGCCGCGCTGCTCGAGCGGGCTGGATACGCTGTCCAGATGCGTGCGTAGCGCCGTCAGGCTCGTGGCATCGTTGTAGGCCGGCACCACGATGGTGTGCCCGGCCGCGTATATCGTTGCCAGAGCCGTAGCCAGCGTCGGGTCGATGGTGCCGCTGGCCATCGCCGTAACCGGCGCGGTCACGCCCGTTGCGGTCACGGCCGACGACACCTTGATGGTATTGCCCAGCGTTCCCTTGTTCTTGGCCGTCAGCGTGACGGTGGAGGCGGCGACCGAGGCCGACACAGGCAGATCGGGCCGCGCGGTCACCGCCGCCGCAAGCGCCGTAGCAATCGCGGTCGAGACATCGCCGGACGACACCGCAACGGCAACGGTCTGGTCGCCCACCATCAGGCTCAACGCACCGGAGCTCGTCGCCGGGCCGGCAACCACCACGGTGCCGGTTGCCGCTACGCCCGCGGCATCGTCCAGGGCGACGCAGGTAATCGACAGGTAGGGGTTGGCCTGAATCGCTGCCCGCACCATCAAGTGCAGGTGCGACCCGTAGCCGAACGCTGCCGCCGCTTCGGACTCGGAGAACACATCGGTCGGCGCCAGGGCGGCAACGCTGCCGGCCACCAAACGCTGACCGATGAGCGCCACCTTCTGGCTGTTCGCCGGCAGCGTGCGCACGGCCAGCGCCGTATTGAACTCGAAATACTTGCCCGGCTTGCGAATGCTGGCTGGAATTTGATTAAAACTGATGCTGGGGGAGGCCATGTGGCGTTACTCCTTGGCGGTTTTGGCTGTGGATTTAACGGTCGCGGCTGGCTCGACCACCACCAGGTCGCCGTCCGCGATCCGGCGCAGGGTCCAGGCGGAGTCTTCGACCACGTAACCGGCATCACCCTCCGGAGGTGTGTCAGTAATGTAGTCGCGCGGTTTTTCTTCCTTGGGCACCTTGAGGCCAGGTGCGGCGATAACCAACAGGGTGGCCATTGAGGGGTCTCCGTTACTTCAGGGTGATCGAATCCGAGGCTTCGGCAATGCCGTCGCCCGGTGGGACAAGGTCGTACTGCAGCATCAGGCGCAGCCAATCGGCGTCGGCGGGGGTATCTGACTGCACGATGTAACTGGTGTGCCACTCCTGGCTGAACACGGACAACGCCAGATTGCTCAAGCGTGTGTTGTAAAGCGTCTTGACCTGCCCCAGCGCGAGGGGCGAAATCGGCAGGCCGAAGTCCTGATTCATCAGCAGCTTGCGGGCGTCCTCCAGAAGCCGGTAAGAGCCCACTTCGACGACCGCGCCGTCGGCCCGCTCAAGCCCCCGTCGAGAAAACGGCTCGGCGCGTACCGAGCGGGCGCCCACCAGCACGGCAAAGGTGCAGGGCACACGCCACTTCACCCGTGACGTGCC